GTGTTGTTTGCATTGAATGTATATGTAGTACCTCCATTTATATCTGGCATACCCGAAACCGCACCCGAGCCATTGCCTGTTTCAGTTTCAATATACTGTCCTAATCTTGCAGTTGTATAAACTGTATCTGTTGCGGTCGCTCTTGCTTTATCTGAATATAATTCTTTCTTACCTGTTGTTTGAATTCTGTAACCATCAACATAAGCAACAGATGGTTCCAATCCAATATAATATCTTCCTTGAGCAACTTGGGCATTTGGTGTGGGTGATTCATCTAAATCAAGTAGTTGTGTCGTTGTGTATCGACCTCTATTGCCACCTTCGTTCAAGAATTCTCTTAATTCAATAACAAACGGATTGACTGTATAATTACCGCTTTCTTCTTTTGTTCTAAGCGCAAGTCTATTTTGGAGTTCTGCATATTCCGTATGAGCGGGAATAACAATAACACTATTTTCAACGGTGACAAGATCAACCAATTGTTGATTTGATCCAACCGCCGTAATGACATTAGAAGCACCACTTGAAAGATTGCCCTCGGTATCAAAGAAGTATAGATTTAAATCAATTTGATATCTGTCGGCACCAGGTGATGTGAAGTTTGGTGTACCAGTAGCAGTATCCAAAAGAGTATCATCTGTGAGAGCTGTAATAATATTCTCAACAACTTCAAATACAATTCTACCATTCAAAAGCTGGTCTTTATTATTCCGAACAATATATTCACTAATTTCATCCGTGATGACAAAACAACCATTGATATAGAATGTACCAGAATCTACAAAGATTCTGCTAGCATAACCTTTATGTTGTACAGTACCTAATATATTAGTTTCAATACTATCCCCCACCGAGATTGGATTTGAAAGTTCTAAATTTTGGTTAGGATCAACACTAAATTCAGATATTACAGTATCGGTGTTATCGATAACTGTTGAAGTATATCTAAGATAGATTCTATAATGACCTGGTGTCTCTGTCTCTTCGACATTTACAATTTCTGCACTCAACACATCATTAGAAGACGGATGGGGATTGGTAATTGTAATTTTAGCTTCGTTTGAAACCAATACACCCTTTAAAGATTCTAATGTTTCATAAAAACCTATTAATTGGCTATCAACATCTACATCAATAAAATAAACATTATTATCAATCTGTGTGGCACCACCAAGAACTGGTGTGTTTCTCTTAAAGATGTGATTACCATGGGTATCAATTTGGTTCTGCAGAACAGATTGAATCTGATTCAATTCCCGTGCTTGAACACTAACACCTGGTTTAAATAATATTTTTAGATAATTCTTATCTTTGGGTGTCGGGGTACCCGAAAGATAATCATCATGGTAAGGAGCTTGGCTATATGAAGTAATTGACATATTAATTAAAGTTGGATTACAATTTTCACTTGCTCAGTCTGATTCGAACTTCTTTGAATCGCTTCTCTATTTTCAAGGAAAAGAACTTCCCCACTTTCTGGTGTATATTCTGGATTGGACTTACTAGCAATCGTACCAACCGTAACTGCATCATTTGTGATAGCTTCATTATTTCCGAAAGGAATCATGTTTACATCACTATTAGAATTTTGGTGATATTTAATAGTTGCGCTATCCACAACATCAACATACGCCTTAGCACCGGAAGTATCACCAGTAATGATATCTCCAACAACAACATTATTAGCAGGTGATTGCAATGTTAAAGATTTTAAAGTATCATAAGCATCTTGCTGTGCATACCCATCATTATTATCAGTTTCATCTCCGGTAGTAACACCGCGAACTGGATTTTTTATGATTGAGATCTGTCGGAAGGTAGTGAAGGGAATTTCACCATCGACACCACTCTTGAAGTTTACAGATACACCAGCATATGTTGAAGGTAAATCATAACTAGGAGAGTAACCAAATCCATTCGCAGGTGCAATCAATGGTATGATTGAGATGTCTTGAACTATGTCATTTAAATAGTCTCTTATATAAACACTTGCATTTTTTACATTGTCAATGGCGGCTCCGGCATCATCGTTTAATTCATCTTGGAATTCCACTCTTACGATCTCATTCCCATTGAAATATACATCCACGGGCGCGGTTACATCGATCTTCGTACCGTTTATGTATTCTCCAACTATCTGTGCTGTAAAACTGGTATTATCAGGATCTCCAGTATATGTTCCATCTTCTACATGAAATCCATATAAAAGACCTTCGGTTGGTTTGTTTGATGCATCATCATCATCTGGAACTTCAATGAATTGCTCTGTATTGAAATCGTTGGTTGTTGGGGTGATGGCACCGATATATGACCATACATAATTATCTGACATTTCTTCCCAACCGTAATTATTATTATTATTTGAAATAGGATTTACGCTTGAGGCTTCAGCTTTATTTTGATTGCCATCCCAACCACTCTTTAAACACAAATAAATCTTTTGATTCGAAATAACATATGATGGATAGATAGTATCTCCGTTTACACTTGTGCTATTAAAATTATCAATATCGGCCGGATCATATGCTTTATATCTACGACCTGTGGCCCATTCATTCCTAGGCACAATACTCTTTGCTGTACTGTGGTTAGCATTTGTATTAATGCGAATAAGGCCGATAAGATTTCTTAAAACATCCCTATTCTCCGTCTCTGTATTAGATGGAATAGTAGGGATTTCTTCATTGGGCCAACTATCGGATTTACCAAATCCCACAAAATAGTTATCCGTGGATGGTGTATTAGTCAATTTATTAACCCACTCTTGTGCGTTTTCTCTTCTAAAATTATTTGTTACTATTGCTGCCATGTTTTTATTTATATAAGTTTAAGATGCGATAAATGTTAGATTTGAAATCAATATCTGATCATTACCATAAAATATTTCGTCTCCAACACCTTGACTTGTTATATTATATTTTCCACCATTACAACTCTGTTTGATTCTGATTACGTATTCGGTTTCTGTATCAATCGGAGAAACATTTGTGGTAACATCATGCCATTGACCATTTCTGTTTAAAGAAGAACCACCTGTGTTAGATGACCATAAAAGTGCACCGTTAATATCATCAAACCATTCTGGGGGTGGTATATCATCAACAAGACCATTATAGTAATTATATCTTGATTTTTTCAACATATGAATCTCTAGGTGGTCGTCCGATACCTCTTCCTTTTCTCCCCAGTTTGTACTATTTGCAAAATTAATCGAGAACTTAATATCACCCCCTGTGCCGTTGCCCGATATATCATAACTCTCACTGATAACTGTTCTGGTTATATCATCACTAGGATTATCAAACCCTTGATTGAATGCTAAGATTTTTGTGAATTCTCCAATTTGATTAGTCGTCGGAACATCATTATAATATAAATTAGTATTAGTATTATTTTTACGATATCTACTCTTCATTGTTGAGATACTAACAACTTCAACTCCAGTCTTATGATTTATTGTTCCTAACGAATTAAAATTTAATATAGCATTTGGAATCCGAAAACTGATAAAAGAGGAAATATTTGAAAACTCCATCTGCTTCTTCAATTCATCTTGAGCATCTATTGCATCAGAGATTTGAATATCTGAATAGTCACCATTTACTCCGAAGTCATCAAATTTAAGATTTTCATAATTTGGTCTGGTTCTTTCATAATGATTTTCTTCTGAAACATGAGTAAGTGTTAGAACCATTAAGACCGCATGAATGAATTCCTTTTCTGCTGGCCTATAATCAATCTCTGTAAGAAGTTTAAGAATTTTGAATCCTTGTGATAACCATCCAGGTTGAAACAGAGGTGTATGATAACCAACAACGGACGGAAACATATCTCTTATCCATGACAAATCATTTTCTGGATCATCCGTTGTGTATAATCTTGCACCTTCGGTTACGACATAGTTATTATCTTCTAACTTAACTTTACCTGCAGGTCCGAGCCAATTATTTTCAGTAATTAACTGAATGACAATAGAAGCGAATAATTTTAATCCTGCTGGATGCACAAGACCATAAAAGTTATCTAACCAATACGAAGTATCAATCGGTGCTTTAATCTCGTAAGAAAACCTTTGCCAATAATCACCATCGTGTAATCGGCTGATATCATTAGTATAACTATTGATATCTCCAGTAGATAACTCAAAAAGTCTTTCCTTTGGATAAAACACTTCAACAACTTCGTTAAAGAATATCTTAAAAAATACATGTATACTATCCTCTGAACCCCGAATTTTATAATATTGAATGATCTTTTTATAAAGACTTACTCGATCAATTTGACTCGAATTTGGAATAATAGATGCTATCTCTTTTTGTATGCCGTCAATATATTCGCCCGAAGCTCTATCAATATCCTGTTCTGTAGTAATATCATTAATCTCACGAGATGGAAGACCAGCCGTGTTCAT